ATTGTATATATACCTGTGCCCCAAGCTTGTGCCCCACTGGTATATAGTCAATGATATATAATAGCGCCGTCCTATATAGCCGGCTGATAATACCTAATGGTATACCCCCACCTATGGCAGTATATTCCATGGTTATGATAATGTATACTTATCACAACCATTAAATGGTGGTTGTCTGACAATAGGATATAAGTACATAAGGATATACATGTAAGCATATAAGGTTATAATCCTAAGCCCAGAATAGCGCCCAGCCTACACGCCCAGAATTAGAGAACGGATAGAAACGTAGAGACACACGGCCAATGAACAAATTTACGGTTTTGATTTTCCCCAAAATACCTATGTATTACAAAAAGTGTGGTATACTACAGTAGTAAATAGTATTCCATAGCCAAAAAATAAAAAGAGAGCGAGAAGAAATGAATAAAAACTATGATCGGGATGTTGCAATTCTTACCTGCCGTATGTTACGTGAGAGTCCATACGTGGTAGTGGACACAGAAACTACTGGATTGACCGAACCAGAAGCCTGTCAGATTGGGTGGGTTACGTATGAGGGTAAGCGCGGCCTTATAAATATCAAGCCGAATAAACCTATTGAAGCAGGTGCTTATGCAATTCACCATATTAGTAACGAAATGGTGAAGGATTGTCCCACCTTTTCAGATGTGTTTGCTGCTCAAGTCCCCGTTCTTCCATACACCCTGTTCTATAATGCCCCATTTGATACAGGCGTGATTGCCCGTTCTCTCAGTAAAGAGTACCACCCGGCCGGATCGTATGATATTATGCTTATCTATTCCAGCTTTGACGGTACATGGGATTCTTATCATAATAACTATAAATGGTGGAAGTTGGGTACAGCCCTTACGATGTGTCATATTCAGATAAACGAAACTTTGCACGACGCGTCTGTCGATGCCTCTATGACCCGTGAATTAATGCTATTTGTGGCAAATCAAAAAACCAGTGGAGAAATAAAAATAATTAATTCTTATCGCACAGAGGAGAAGGAATAAAAATAAATACAGATCGGACAATTTTAATTATTCAAATATTGTAGTATACTGTAATTGCGGGCGGCGTGGAGCCAGGGAAAGTGAAATCCCAACACGCACCACCGCTAAGAGTAGCGGTATACAAGTTTCTCTGCCGGATAAGCACCGGCTCGGCCGTGAACAACCATGGTCCGTGGACAAAGCCAGCAGGAGTGGCGATCCTGCCCCGCCAGAACTCCCCTTTTTGAAGATCCGGGGAGTTTCTTGTCAATATGTGGTATAATAGAACCAGAATCAGAAACTAGAATCAAAAGGAGAATAATATGTTTACCGTCAAGATTATTAAACCATCGGGGGAACAGCAACTATATGATGCCGAATTTGTTTCATATAGTCCATTTACAAATAATAGAGATGTGGCCGAAGAAAAGGTTGAGTTCAAGATTCGTGGAGACCCTACGACATATCAAGTCGTGGATGGGGAGGTTTATGTTATGAATGAGAATGGGAAGACGGTAGCGGATTACCATCTAACTGGTTTTCATCCCATACTTTCGGCCCATGATCTACCATAAGGAGTTGAGATAATGCCTGTACAACAACGAATGGCCAAAGGTGGGAAGTGCCTGACAACTTCTGAAAGGCGTAAGCAACGCTACGCTTTGTATGGATTGGAGCATGGACTTGCCAAAAATGGCCATAAGTTCACCAGATCCAAGGAACATAGAGGCTGTGGGCCATTAGCCAGGGAGAACCGCAGGAGAATTTTGGAATTGGCGGCTATCGCAGATCGAGAAAAGGGATTGGCGAGTCTTGAGTTTTCGGATTGGACAAAGAGGATGTTGGCAGACTTTAGGAGACGAAATGAGAAGATATAGGAGTAACCAAAGCGTGTTTGCAGCCATTATTGCTCTACTGATAACGGATTGGGTCTTTCGTCCAAAGACTGAGTACCGTGGTTATTTGAAGTCTGACCACTGGAAAGAAGTCAGAGGCTATGTCGGGAATCAAGCAAACTGGACTTGCGAAGTGTCTGGATGTACCCAACATGGACATAATTTGAACTGTCACCATTTGACCTATAAGCATTTAGGAGACGAGAGGTGGGGCGAGGTAGTTTACGTTTGTCCGAACCATCACGATCTATTACATAAAAATTACGCGTTTAATAGACGCGGTGGGGGTGTAATTCCAGCATATTCAAAAGGGGCGTAAGAGAGTATAATTTTATTTGGAGGCCGATATGATGGTTTTGGTTGAAACCCTTTTACAGAAAGAAGTTACTTTGGAACGCACCAATCGTGATTTTTATAGATTGGGTTCTTTTATTCTGGACAATGAAGGATGGGGCGGATTCGCAAAATGGTTCAAGAAATCCAGTGACGACGAGCAAAGTCACGCTGATGGATTTGCAGGATTCCTGGTAGATCGCAACATCGATCCAATTTACGATGCGATTAGTACATTTCCTCCAGCAGGTCGAACCCCGTTGGAATATGCGAACGCGGCCTACGCAGCGGAACAAAAGACTACCGCCGCCATTGAAGAAATCTATAAAACTGCACACGACGAAGGTGAATTCCTTGTGACGCAGTTCTTACAATTCTATCTCGATGAGCAGCGTCAGTCCGAACGCGAAGTTTGGGATATCATTCAAATGCTCGAAGCCACGGATGAGTGGAGACTCATAGACGAAAAACTCGGAGAATAGATGAAGATAAAAGTCGTAAATACCATAGTTACCTTATTTTTTCTCGTTCCTGGCTTTGGTTTGCTCTTTTGGAAGGGCGGGCCGTGGGTGGCACTCGGAATGGCCTTGATCGTTATCGGAGCCTCGGTAAGGTTCACTAAATGACCGACGCGCGTCAAAGAATAACAAAGAAAATAGTTTTTCCGGATTCAATGCACGATTCTGCCTTCGCGCTCTGGTATAAATTAGGTAAGCCCATGTATAAGGACTTGGCGGAGGTAATAAAAACAGAACTCCATGTGGAGAGAGCGCCTTTAGCACAGACCTTACGCGCTTGGAAGGAAACCGAGGATTGGGAAGCCAGGGCAGATGACATGGATGGTAAGATCCAGTTATCTACTGATAAAATAATTATCAAGCAACGCCAGGACATTATTAAGAAACTGGCCAATGTTGGTAATGAGTTGGTAGAGATGGGGATGAGTTTTCTTAAAAACAATGGGATCGAAAACTCTGCCGATGCTATTCGAGCCATTGGTAAAGGCGCAGAGTTGGAAGATAAGCTCTTGGGGTGGGCGGCCTATTATGCAGAAATATCTAAGGGTTCTGAGGCCGACCTCGATCGGGAACTGGCCAAGTTTATGACCCCTGACATTCCTAATGGAGAAATAATAGAGGCTACTGTCAAAGATGAAGAACCTGAACGACCTGAAGATCAGATCTGATTTAACGCCAGTAGACAAAACTAAGTTACTGGCATTGTTGATTGAACGTAAGGCCAGGGGGCTTTCTGTACCAAAAATAGACGCGAACCAACTAACCAAAGAAAGAGACTGGAACCTGGATGAGAACGGTTATTTCAGGCGCAACGGAGAGGGAAAGCCGTATGATCCCGCACCAGGACACTTAGGATTCATTGCCTCAAACGCGGTCTATGTCAGTCTACAGGCTGGCCGTGGCGCAGGAAAGTCCGCTGCCGGCGCACAAAAAGCCCTGAGGAAAATTATGCAGGGTAAGACCGGGCTGGTCGTAAACCCAGACCTGGAGAACTTCAAGACCTCTACGTGGCCGGAACTCCGTGCTTGGATCCCATGGAACATGGTTATTTCTAAGCATAGGGTCAGAAGGTCGGAGGCGTGGGATGTAACCCGCCCATTCAGTATCGTATTCAAGAATGGGGCCGCTTTACATTGTCGAGGGTTGAGAGACCCGGAGTCTGGTCGTGGACATAACGTAAACTGGGTTTGGTATGATGAAGCCAGACGAGATAAGACCGGGATAGCCTGGAAGAACGTCTGTGCTGGTGTTCGTATCGGGCAGGAGACACAACGATGGATCACCACCACCCCGGCGGGTCGGGACCACTGGATAGCCGCCTTCTTTGACAGGAAGGAAGTCTCTCAAGAGGTCTATGACCTGATAAAAGAGATACCAGAATTAAAGACAAGGACATTGATCGAGTCGTTCCACGTAAGTTTGGAAGAGAACAAGAAGAACCTTGACCCGATCTTTTATGCAAGTCTTATAGCACAGTATCCTAGTGGCTACTTACGTGAGCGCGAGGTCAATGGTATCGCCGCCAACGAAGAAGGGGCTTTGGGAGACAGGATTTGGTTCGTACACAATCCCGCTACCGGAATCTCGCATATCTTGAATAAAGCTCCTGAATGGCGAAAGAGACTTAGATTTTGGGATATGGCCGCTTCCGAAAAGAAGGTCGGTACGGATCCCGATGAAACAGTGGGGTCTTTGGTATCTTGTAATGACGAGAAGAGTAGATTCTGTCTGGAGCATCAGGTTGGTGCCTTTAAAGTATGGGATCAACTAAAAGAGATGATACGAACTACCGCTATGATGGATGGGGTTCAAGTGCCTATCTATATCGAGCAGGAGCCAGGTTCGGGTGGTAAAAACCAGGTCGCAGAGATAAACGGACTTCTGAGGCCACTTGGATTTACCGTAAAACCTCACAATCCCAAAGATGACGGAGATAGGGTAATGGCGGCAAATACATGGTTTGCAGAGGCCGCCGAAGGAAAATGGTTCATGGTTCGTGGAACCTGGAACGAAAAGTTTTTGGGACAATTAGACGCGTTTCCTGAAGGAGGGCATGACGACCGTATAACTTCCGTCACTGGCGGTCGCCATTCCATTGCGCCCATTAGGAGATTTTCCAGCATCCACTTTGCACATATTGGGCAAAAACAAGAAGTTAAAAAAGAGGATGAGATTAAGATTGGCTCATGGGGAAAGCCAACCCCTTAGTTTTTTGTACAAAACCAATACTTGCATGGTAAACAATAAACGCATTATACTTATCACAAATGGCAACTAAACAACTCACCAAAGGCAAAGCAAAGCAACTAAACCCAACGGATTTGATAGTCCAGACCGTACTTCCTGGCCAGCGTAGTGCACCCGGCGGAAATATCCTTAATTATTTATACAGGGTAGTTCCTGCCTGGATGAATCCGCAATGGCAAGAAGCGGCCGTCTGGAGGAGCTTTGTCCTATCCGTTCCCATCGCCGCTGTCTGTCGTCAAACCGCTATTAGCCAACTAACCGCCCTGGATTGGAAGATAGTGGCGAAAGACTCCGACAAGACGGATGAACTAAAATCTCGAATAAAGTGGAATACGAGGATACTGGAAAATGAATCTGAATATGCCGATCTTGATTTCACCGGACGCCTGGAATGGTTGGGGAAAGACCTATTGGACCTACCCTTCGGTATGGCAGCCGAGATTGGGAGAGACAACGACGATCCTGCCGGGAAGGTACAGTGGATCCGATGCTTGGACGGCGGAACCTGTATGCCGTCCCTTAACGCTGACTTCCCTATTATTCAACGAGTACCCAATATCCCCCTCGAACCTGTCGCCTTTCCCAAACATGCAGTAAGTCGCCAATATCTGAATCCTCGCTCTGAAATCTGGCGAGAAGGTTGGGGGATGGCACCGCCCGAATTGATTTATCTTGTTTTTGACCTGATGAAACGGGGAGATAAATACTTTGCCGAATTACTTCTAAATACGCCTCAAGTAGGTATTTTGGATTTAGGTGATACCACTAAAGAGACTGCCCAGGAGTGGATGAAAGAGGCGCAGGATCTATTTAGTGGTACTGACCCGATGAAGATCCCTGTCCTCTACGAACATACAACTAAGGTTGAGTGGATCCCGTTCCAGATGAAGCCAAGTGAAATGATGTTCGAGTCCATTACGGCGCGTTACGCTAATTTGATCTGTGCTGGTTATGGGATGAGTCCATCCGATATTGGGATGGGCGGTTCTTCCAATGGCGGAGAGACCCTCTCTGGTACTATTCGGGATGAACGAAAGACCAAAAAGAATATTTTGGCGGTTATGAAAAAGAAGTTCAAGTCTTTCTATGACCACATCCTCCCCGAAGAACTTGAATTTACCTGGATCGACTTCGACTCTGACCAGAACGTGGCTCAGGGACGGGCTAGATTAGCCAATTCACAGGCAGACGAAATCCTTACCAGAAATCAGATCTTCAGCCCGCAAGAATTACGCGCGCAGGCTATTGTAGACGGACTTATCACTGTTTCTGTTCCAGAGACGCTGGATAGAAAATCGGTAGAATGGCCGTCTTCTGGAAACACCACTTCCCCCGGTCTTTTAGGCGAGAAAGTATCCGCAGACAATGGCGGGCGTGGCGAAGTCAGTTCTGTACAGGCTTCGATGGCACAGGAAGGAATTGTTGAACTTAAAAAGCAGGCCGATAAGACGGTTAAACAGGTCTTCAATCCTCTCAAAAACTTTATTACTTCTATCAAGAACATGAAACCCGAAGAGGTAGAGGCGTGGAAGAAGAATATCGCAGATGCTCTTTGGTGGAGAGACCCGGAAGCGCACATGCTGGAAGATGTTGAAATGAAGCGCAGGACGATCACCGGCTCTCTAAAGTCGAATGGTCTTGGTGAAATCCGGTTCGATTCAGAAGATACTCCGAAAATTCTGGACGCTCTTC